TCCAGGCATTGCTACAAAATGCTGCCTGATTCATATTCCGGAGCCCTGAAATTGCGAACTTCTCTTGACACAGCCCCGCTTTTTTAGTTCGGCGTCAATAATATCCATGTTGGCGCTGATTACTTCAATATCGGCCCCGTCGGTGTCCGCCGGCTTTTTCAGCCCGTAATTTGTCGTGGTGTCCAAGGTTTTATACCCCCTTGTGGATTTGTTCCCAGGTCTTCGCCTTCACGTCGCCCCACGTCGAATAGACAGCCTTGACTTCGCCCCAGGTGGCGTACAAATAGGCGATGTCCACCAGCATGTTCGCGGGGATTGTCGTCCACATGGTCGCGTAGAGCGGATTCAGGTCGGCGATGCGGGATTCCCCGCGGTATTTGATGCGCACCTGGTAGCCGTCCAAAGTGATGCCGACCGGCAGGCCCATGTACGCTTCGACAATAGATTGCAGGGTTTTCAGGTTGATGGGCGGTTTCGTCATGATTTTCGATCGGATGGCATCGCGGCGTGCCTGCAGGGTGCCGTTGAGCGGCGCGGAGATTCCGAGCATCTTCTCCCACCGGGCACAGCCGCTTTCGTCTGCGGTCGACGGGAACCGGTTATCGACATGCTGCTTGATATAGGCCGAGAGCTTGTCAAGCTGGATGTTCACGGCCCCGGCGATGGCGTCGATTTCAGCGATGCCCTGCAGCCGGTCGGGCAGGAAATCGAGGTAATCCGCAGGGTCCTCATAAAACATCAGCCCGTCACCTCGGTCACCGTGATGGTGCCCACCGTCGGCACCTGATAGGTTTCAAAGGTCTTTTCCAGCGCCAGATTGGCCGACGCCCCGTTGATTGTCACCGTACCGATGTCCACGATGTCGGGATGGCAGTCGAGGATGACCGCCTGCAGCTTCGCGAAGAACACGGTTTCATCCGCAAACCCAATGGCATTGATGTAATCCGTGATGGCCTGCACGACGATTGGTTGGATGATTGCGAAGCTGGAGCCGGTCTTGAGCCGGACGGCCGCCGCAACGTCCACGGAGAGGTCGGCCGAGGTCTTTACCGTCACGGTGTGTCCGATCGGCGCGATGCCGTCGCCGTCCGTTCCCATTAAAGCCTGCACCTCCGCGACCTTTGCGGCCGACGCGGTGTTGCCCTGCGTGTCGCCGATTACAAGCCCGACCTGCCCGGCAGCGCCCATTTCGTGAGCCGGAAATACTTTCACGGCGCCCACCCCGTCGACGGCGAGGACCTTTCCCTCATAGTCCGCGATGTTGCCGCCGAACGCAGCCTGCCGGGCGGATTTGTAAAATCGCGCGCGGAGCGCGTCATCGGTTTCCTCATCCTCACCTGGTGTAATAATATCGCCAAGTGTAACCTCCGCGTCACTGGTATTGTCAATGTTCGAGAGCTGTCCGGTATAGGTGTTCCCAACGCTGCCAGCGGTTTCGCACTTTGCCGAATACACCCCGTCGGAAGTCAGCGCCGTAATATCGTACACGACGTCATTGACGGCCCAACGGCTTCCGATTGTAATTGCTTCATTTGCTGTCACCTGACGAATTGCGGGGACAGCCTGTTTGCGTGTCATCCCGTAGTCGTTGACGAATCGGTCCAAAAATTCGCCGACCGCAGTGTCGCCGAAAAGAAGGTCTGTCAGGCTGCCAAGCGACGCATAACATTCCGCCAGCTTGTAGCAGACAGGGGCCAGGGTGTCATAGATTATAGACCCTTCCCGTTTATCGACGTCACTCGGAACTCGGCTGAGGGCATCCTCAAGAATAGCTTCATAGGTCATGTCCTCATACATCAGGCCGTCACCGCCTTGCTCATGGAAATCGTTTTGTAAATGTTTTCGACGTCGAACATACACAACATTTCGTCGCCGTCGGTCGAAAACACAAAATTGTCGACGCCGGTAATGCGATCGTCGGAAAGCAGACATTCCCGGATTCGGCGCTGCAACTCCGCTTCAACGTATTCGCGGTCTTTGCCGATCAGGTCGTCCGTACGGAGACCATAATCAAGAGAGTAAATCGGGTATTCGTATCGTTCGGTGCCAAGCATATGGAAAATGGCCTGTTTCAGAGCGTCCAGCCCATCCGTAAAACCCTGAATCCTGTTTTCTGATACTTTATAAGTGCGCGTCTGCTCGGCTTCATCGGAAACTGCTAAGTCGGGAGTGACGGTATTCGCAAGGTTCACGATTTCACCACGTCCTCTATTTTGATTTCCGATACGGTATCGCCAGACTCAACTTTCAGCGTCTGCCCCTTCATCGCAGGGGTATACCCGATGATTTCAAGAATATAATAGGCGTGCCCGCCGTCGTCTCGGAAAAGCCGTACCTGCTGCCCGGCGGTCGCGCTGCCTTTCAGATTTCCGTAGACCATTTCCCACGGCAAAGTGAGCTTTTCAGAAAGTTTCACACCGCCGGAAACGACCGTGCCGATCATCAGGCAGGCCGGCTTCCGGTTGTTCAGATAGCCGTCGATGCACTGTTTTATTTCGTTTATCAAATCCTCACTTCCAACTTCATGGTGTGGTTCGGCAAAAACGTATGTGTGGCCGTCTTGACGATTAAGCGCTTATTGATTCCGATTTCCGATAAATAAGCGTGGAAGCTGCTCCCGGCCCGGATTGCGGTGTTTCCGAGGCAACTCATGGAAAAGGATTCCGTCTCCCCGTTGTAAAGGGACAGGAGCGCGTTTGACATCTGAATCGTAAGGGATTTTTTCCTCGCTTCGTTCGCGGATTTATTTGCGTCGGACTGGCTGCCGGACCCGGTGGAAGTCGAGTTGAACGACATGACTTCAAAATACTGCAAAAGGCCATATTTGCTGATGTTTTTGCTGTCCTTCGCAATGTAAATATCCCGCTTCCCGGTGACTTCGTTGTCTACAGCCAGCTTGATTTCATCGTAAAAATCATCGTCAATGGATTTTGAATAGCTGTAGTCGTAACATGCGGACCCGTCGCCGAGAATCAGATTCGTTTCCAGCTCCGTCAAGTTTCGTAAGCAGATGGACCCAAATTCATCCCGCAGGGCGTACCATTTACCGGTTGCCCGCAGCGTGTCGCCAATGGCCGAGTACATGATGTCAAGCCACGTTTTATCGCTCTGCACGTCCGTGGGGAGCACGTAACCCGTGTCTGCAAGCGTTCCAACCGGTATGCCGAAATAGTTGCACATCTTTTTTGCCAGTGTCGTCGCCGTGTCACCTTTCACGACGATGGTATCCTTGGCCTTGCAATACCTCAGCAGGTCGTAGGCGGTGACTGTGACGACCTTGTTTTTGGCGTGCTCGTGTTTGAAAACAACGCCGTAAAAGATATTTGCCCCATTGTATTTGAAGCGCACGATGGAGCCGTTGCCAATCCCAGGGCCGGTCGCGGTGTATGAAAAAGTGAACTTGCTGCATCCGTCGTTCAAGTGGTCTTCCCACTCAGCGGATTTCGCAAGCCCACTAATTTCATAGACCTTTTTGTCGGTGGTCTCGACAAGTAGTTCGGCGGCCAAAGGCATCACCTCGGTATAAAGAAAGCCCTACGCTATGAAGCGCAAGGCTTTTATTAAATGTAGTCAACCCATAGGACTTGAAAAGTTTTATTGTCCTGATCAATAAGCTGAAATTTCATTGCGGAAATTGTATCTGTTATTCCATCGGTAAGATTCATTGCGAGCCCAGTGTAATTTTCAGTGTATTGGTATTGCGGCACAACGCCGAACGCTGCGAGATTTTCTTTTTCGGTGCCGTAAAAAGCAAAATCCTTTCCTTTATTCGAATAGTAGTTCAGCGAATCAATTTCCAGCTTTTTTACCGCCCCTCCGGAAATAGTAAACTCGCACCAATATTCTGATTTGCTGTACTGATAATATTTTACATCCCCATCCGCTTCAGCGTATTGTAAAGTTAAATGAAAGTTGAGGACTCGTCAGCCCTTCTGGTACAATGGTTTTGACACAAAACAATGTA